AAAAACAGATGGTCAAAATATAATGGTAAGTTGGAAGGGTGGAAAACTTATCGCCGCTAGAAATAAAGGTCACATCAAAAACCACGGTGCTGGTGCATTAGATATCAACGGAATAAAAAGTATGTTTGCTGGTAGAGGTGAGATAGAAAAAGCCTTTGTATATGCTATGAGAGATTTACAAAAAGCAGTTGGTGGTTTAAGTGATGCTCAAAAGAATAAGATATTTGATGAGGGTAAGAAGTTTATGTCGTTAGAGGTTATATATCCTAAGACAGCAAATGTCATACCTTACGATAAGTCTCTACTTCAGTTTCATGGAACGATAGAGTATGATTCTGCTGGTTCTCCTGTAGGTGAAGATAGAGGAAGTGCTAGAATGTTAGCTGGTATGATAAAACAAATAAATCAAAATGTACAAAAGACTTACAGTATCACAAAACCTTTTGTATCTAATCTACCAAAGGTAAAGGACTTTAGTAAAAGACAAAGCTACTTTTTAGGTAAACTAAATAAATTACAAAAAGAATTTAATTTAAAAGGTAATAATACTTTAGCTGATTATCACCAGGCTTATTGGATGGAGTATATTTTTAATGCAGGTAAACAATTTAAATATAATGTTCCAAATAACATATTAGTTAAGTTGACCAAAAGATGGGCATTTTTAGATAAATCTTATAAGATACCACAAATTAGAAAAGATATAAAAAATGAGAAGTTTTTAAATTGGATATTGAGAACAGACAAAATGGATTTGAAAGGGTTACAAAAGAAACATATCAGAGATTGGGAAGTTCTTTTCTTTGAGTTGGGAGCTGAGATACTGTCTAACCTTAGTGATTTTATAGCTGCTAATCCAACCAAAGCTGCACAACAAATTCGTAAAGACTTAGTAAAAGCGGTTAGTAAAGTTAGACAATCAAAAGACCCAAAGGTGTTAAACACATTGAAGACTCAATTAGATAGACTAAAAGCTATTGGTGGTTTAAAGTCTGTCGTACCATCAGAGGGAATTACTTTTGTATTCAAAGGAAAGTTATATAAGTATACTGGTGCTTTTGCTCCAGCAAATCAAATATTAGGTATGTTAAAATTCGTATAGGAGTAGGTTATGGGATATAGTAAAGAATCGGAGAGACAAAACAAAGTATTGGGAGATTTACTATCTGGTAAAACTCCTGAAAAAAGAGTAATGGTTGGTTACAAAGGTAAGGAGCAAGAAAGTGGTGACCAAATAAGTAGACTTTCTGATGTGATGAAGGAAGCCAGAATGCCAATGTTCTGTCCTAAATGTGATGTTATTATGAAAAAAAGGTTAGATGATAAAATGTGGTTGATGTTTGGACATTGTTTTGATTGTCAAATTAAGATAGAAAACAAACTTCGTATTTCAGGTGAGTATGAAGAATGGGCAAAAAATAAAATTAAAAAAAACAAAATATCATTTATAAAAGACCAAATACAAGCTATTAAAGAATGGAAAGAAACTAAAGAACCAGAGTGGTTTAACAATGTAGGTGTTAATTATCCAATGTTAGAAAAAGAAAAATGGGATGTTAATATGGACAAAGTAAAAGAAGAAGCTGATGAGGCTATCAAAAAGTATACAGAAGTTTTAGAACAATTGGAGAACGAATAATGAAATTATGGAAAATAATACTTGGTATCTTAGGAGCTGTTGGCGCTCTCTTTGCCGCTTCTTCTAAAAGTAAAGAAGTAAGAGAACTAAAAAAAGTTATAAAAGAAAATAAAAAAGAAGAGAAAAAAGTTGAGAAACAAATCAAAGAATTAGAAGAAGCTAAAAGTTCTTCAAAAAAAGAGGTAAGCAATCTAAAAAGAAAGCTTACTTTATCTAAAAAGAAAACAGAAAAGATGCAAGAGGTGTATGACAACGATGAGGTAGAATCAGCTGAAGACTTTTTGAGAAAGTTTGCTAAAAGCAAATGAAGTTAGCTGTAAAAATACTTAAATACTTTTTAGTATCATTCTTTGTACTATCAGTTGCTAGTAGTCAATCCTACACACAAGCTGAAGTGTTAGAGATGATAAAGGAAAGAGATTTACAATGGCAGGGTAAGGTAGACAATGCTAATAATTTAATCGCATCACAAAAAGAAGTTATTGATGATTCGGATAGGTTAATAAAAGAATTAGAAAGTCAAGTTAAAACTGATTCATTAATTTTATTAAAGAAGAGTGAACAGATTGAGATATTAAAAGAGAGAGACGAAGCTAATCAAAAAATGATTAAGTTGGTAAAACCAAGAATATGGGAACACAGATATCTTTGGTTTGCTATAGGAATTTATTTAGGAAAGCTATTATGAAACCACAAGTACTAAAAGAGGTAATAAAAAAGGAGTACACTAAGTGTGCTAAAGATCCTGTATACTTTTTGAAGAAGTATTGTGTGGTTCAACATCCGATGAAAGGTAAGGTTCCGTTTCACCTTTACCCATATCAGGAAAAATCTCTTGCGACATTTGAAGAACACAGATTTAACATCATACTCAAAGCTCGTCAGTTAGGATTGTCCACATTGACTGCTGGGTATTCTCTTTGGATGATGACTTTTCATCAAGATAAGAACATATTGGTAATCGCTACTAAACAAGATACTGCTAAGAACTTAGTAACTAAGGTAAGAGTAATGCACGCCAACTTACCCTCTTGGTTAAAACAGAAGTGTACGGAAGATAACAAACTATCCTTACGATACAACAATGGTTCACAGATAAAAGCAGTATCAAGTGGTGAGGATAGTGGTCGTTCAGAAGCTCTATCGCTGCTGATATTAGATGAGGCTGCTTTCATCGATAAGATTGAACCGATATGGGCTGCTGCTTCACAGACATTATCTACTGGTGGACAATGTATCGCACTTTCTACACCGAATGGTATCGGTAATTGGTTTCATAAGACTTGGGTTGGTGCAGAAGATGGTAGTAATGATTGGAACTTTATCAAACTTCATTGGAACTTACATCCTGAGAGAAACGATGAGTGGAGAGCAGAACAAGACAAACTATTGGGTCCTTCATTAGCAGCTCAAGAATGTGATTGTGACTTTCTAACCTCAGGTCAAACTGTTATTGATGGTGTTATATTAGAAGAGTATAGAGAAACACAAACTCAAGACCCATTAGAAAAGAGAGGAATAGATAGTAACCTTTGGATATGGCAACCACCAAACTACACAAAAGATTATGTGTTGAGTGCTGATGTTAGTAGAGGAGATGGTTCGGATTACTCAGCTTTTCACGTGATGGAAATAGAAACTATGGAACAAGTAGCTGAATATAAAGGTAGAATGTCTACAAAAGACTTTGGTAACCTATGTGTGAATGTAGCTACTGAATATAACAACGCCCTGCTAGTAGTTGAGAATAACAACATAGGTTGGGCTACATTACAACAATGTATTGATAGAGGATACGAGAATCTATTTTATACAAGTAAAGATTTAAAGTATGTGGATACTGAACATCAGATAAACAATAGATACAGAACACAAGATAAAAATATGGTAGCTGGTTTTTCTATGACAATGAAGACAAGACCTTTGGTAATCGCTAAATTAGAGGAATATTTCAGAGAAAAGTCAGTAATTGTCCGTTCAAATCGATTAATTGATGAGTTGTTTGTATTTATATATAATAACAATAAAGCTGAAGCGATGCAGGGATATAACGATGATTTAGTTATGAGTTTTGCTTTGACTCTTTGGGTAAGAGATACTGCATTGAGATTACGAAATGAAGGAATAGAATTAACTAAAAGAACTTTGAGTGGTGTAGCATCACAGATGATACCACAAAAACCAACCAACAAAACTAACTCTTGGGAAATAGAAGTAGGACCCAACGGAGAAAAAGAGTCGTTAGATTGGTTACTTAACTAAGAGGTAAAACTATGGCAGAAAAAGATTTATTTTCAAGACTAAAAAGACTTTTTTCTACGAATACAATTGTTCGTAATATAGGTGGAAAGAAGTTGAAGATTGTAGATACAGGACAATTACAATCTAATGTACAAACTAACTTAGTCGATAGATATACTAAATTATATTCTAACATGCAGCAATATGGTTACAATGACCAACTATACCAACAGCAACTCAGATTAGGATTATTTAGAGACTATGAATCTATGGATAGTGATTCTATAATAGCCTCTGCTTTGGACATCTACTCTGATGAATCTACGATGAAAAATGAATATGGAAAGGTATTAGATATCACAACGGACAATAATCAAATACATGATATACTACACAATTTATTCTACGATATTCTAAACATAGAGTTCAATCTATGGCCTTGGGTTCGTAATATGAACAAGTATGGTGATTTCTTTTTACAATTAGAGATTACTGATAAATATGGTATTACAAATGTAACACCGATGTCTGCTTATGATGTAGCTAGAATGGAAGGACACGATCCTGATAATCCACAATTAGTTCAGTTTTTACTAACTCCACAAGGTGACAGCAATAGACATTCTGCTAATCAAAAAGACCCAAAGACATTTGAGAACTATGAGGTAGCTCATTTTAGACTACTATCTGATTCTAACTATGTTCCTTATGGTCGTTCTATGTTAGAGGCTGGTAGAAAAGTTTGGAAACAGTTGACTCTTATGGAAGATGCTATGTTAATACATCGTATTATGAGAGCACCAGAAAAGAGAATATTTAAGTTAGACATTGGTAACATACCACCAGCTGAAGTTGATAACTACATGCAACAGGTAATTAATAAAATGAAGAAGGCTCCTGTTATCGATGAAAAAACAGGTGAATATAATCTTCGTTACAATATCCAAAACCTTACAGAAGATTTCTTTTTACCTGTAAGGGGTGGAGATAGTGGAACTAACATTGAGTCACTTAGTGGTTTAAGTTATGATGCTGTTGACGATATCGAATATTTAAGAAACAGACTTATGGCTTCGTTAAGAGTTCCAAAGGCTTTCTTAGGATACGAAGAGGGTTTGGGTTCTAAGGCTACATTAGCAGCTGAGGATGTCCGTTTTGCCAGAACAATAGAGAGAATACAGAGAATTGTAGTTAGTGAGTTGACTAAGATTGCTGTGGTTCATTTGTACTCTCAAGGATACAGAGACCAAGAACTCGTTAACTTTGATTTGAAACTTACAAATCCATCTACAATCTATGAACAAGAAAAAATTGAATTGTGGAATCAAAAAACTTCTCTTGCTGATTCTATGGTTAGGGATGGATTGATGTCATCGGAGTGGATTTACAAAAATGTGTTTGGATTTACTGATGAAGAAATGAAAGAAAACGATGACCAAATAATTTTTGATTATAAAAACAAGTTTAGAAGACAACAGATTGAAGCTGAGGGTAACGATCCTGCTAAGACAGGACAATCGCAAGGTACACCATCTGATTTAGCTATGGGTAGAACTGGTCATGAGTTAGATGATGAG